ACAAAAGAAACAAGATGCAGGGGCAAAGTAGTGTCTGATCACTAACTTTTAGTGATCAAAAAAAACTCCAAATTATTTAATAAAAACAAGGCGTTAAATATACGTCCTGGCGTTCGGGACGCTGGGGTCGGGTGTTCGAATCACCCCATCCCGACCAGCTTTCAAGCTTTTTGGAAGAAAAATTTTGATCACTTAGTGATCAAAATAAATTGATACCAAAAAGATCCGGATCCGGACGGGCCTGGTCATGATATTGGTATCAAAATGACTCTTTTGCGGGAAGTGCATATAAATAAAGAGAATTAGCTGAACATTTCCTTCAAGTCACCCTTGATCTGAATCGGAGCATTATAAATACCAAGGCTGCAAACATCTGCTGGCGTTTGTTCGGATGCGTTACCAGATGGAACAGCACCAACAGTTTCTAACGCAGAGAATACTAACTCAGAGCAAAACAGTTTATCAAGATCTTCTCGCTGTTCTGGAAGGAAATCAATTGCACTGCCTATAGCCTGTGGGGTATCATACTCTTTCCCTTTTTGGCTTATGAGAAAATAAACTAAGCTTATGATATCTATCTCTTCCCTGACCTCTTGTTTCAATGGCAATAACCATATCTCGCCATCGTAATCCTTTACTCTATCGCTCATGCGGTTTACTTGTACCCCCGCAAAACCATCGCCTAAACTTGTTGACTCTATTATCTGCACCAAACTCAAGCCAAAATCAACCTGAGTGCTTAAAATAATTCCAACATGCGACACAGCACAATCGGTAACCTCTTTTATAACATTGGAAATAAAACCCTTCCCACCAAAAGATATTACATCTCCTGCCTTGATAATGTTCCTTGCTTCAGCATAGCCTATCTGCTTCATTTTTTAGCCTCAACCCCTTTATCAAATAAACTCAATAACAAATCGAAATTCCCTGTGTATGCAGCAGCACCGATAAGTGATAAAATAATAACCGTAAAACATCCCATTGCAAACATCTTTGTCGCAGGCTTTAAATCCTTTATGAATTGAATTAAATCTTTTAAAATTTGCATCCCTTACCCCTTTCTGCAACTCATTAATTCTGTTGGCTTGTCCGGGTCATCATCGCAATGAACAAAGGTTGGGTAAATCACAAGTCTGGTTATCCCGGCCTTAACCAATCCAGTTACAATCCTGAATCTATAAAACGAATTCTCCGCTTTAATATCAACAGCACAACCCTTTGGATGACTTGATGTTTTTGAACCACCAGCTTCCCGATTGTGATCAGTGCATCTGATAGCAGAATTGATGACAAAAGGCACTTCTGCTGTATTTCTGGCTCTGTCTAATTTATAAAGGAAATCCTCATCCATATCATCGATACTAAGGCCACAACCACACTTGCAGTTAAATTCATGATCTTTGAAATGAATCATGATTCAACCACATTAAATTTTTCGCTATATGCAACAACCCTAACATTGCGGATTGGGTTTGGTTTGTAAAGTCCTTCCCACATCAAAACATATTCACCACACTCAGCAGATCTAGGAATTTTAATTTTTACTTTCATCTTTCTCTTGCCCACTGGAACATTTCCAACAATAGGAGAATATGTAATTATAAAATCATTTACCAGTTGCTTTGTAATTTGTGCTGGCAAAGGCATCTTCTTGTTGATATCCATCTCATATACAAGATACTCACCTTTTTTAACTTCTTTATCCTGGTTGTGAATTTTCAATGGGCCATTTATAACAATAGGCGTGTAAGGCCACACCAACCAGTATGATACAATACTCCATGTCAAAACAAAAATAAATATTCCAATCTTTCTAAGTAAAATATGGTTTTTGTGATCATTCCTTCTTCGTTTCATGGTATAATCACCTCCCCACCTGGATTTGAATGTTTATGTTTAAATAGGGCTTTTGTATCCTCTTTAACTCCAGAATGTCTTTCAATACATGTGCGTTCAGATATTTTACTGTCCATTTTTAGTTGAATCTTGTCCATATCTTTATCAATATTAGCTTTCCAACTCTTCACAAAAAAGAAAGATATTACAAACAGGAAAGATACAATTCCCCACAGAATTTGATTTATTCCAATTCCTTCCATATTCACCTCTTTTTAAACAAACAAAATCCAATTATCATATCCACTCAAACCAAATACAAATTATCAATACTTTCCTAACATTTTTACAACAACTATTTCTCTTACACAATATCAATTCTCTTGGCCCGAAAGTCTTTAAAATTATGTTCCTTGCTAACTTTAAATTCCTGTAAATCCTCTTTTAAATTCCCATCTTTTTCAGCAAGAACAGCAATTTCAGCTTCATTTTCAGGAGTAACTTCTGTGTAGTCATAATCATAAACAGTCCTGGTTCCGTGTTCATCAGTTTTCTGAAACTCGACAATATTAAAGTTAAACCATATTTTACCATGCGACTTTGTGAAACTTGTCGGATGGTGATTTGAATTTGCTTTCATTTTTGTTCTCCTTATGTAAAAGTATAATACTTATCTATTTTTTTAATTTCAGTATAGAATGGTAAGTTGTCTTTATATTTTTCAAGTTGTTCAATTAAAACACCCGATCCAGTAAAAACGATGTAGGTAACATCTTCTATTTTGAATTGAATGGTAGCATATAATGAATCCTGTTTTTGCTTGCTTTTTTTAATTTTAAAATCCACCACAAGAATAGCTTGATTTAAAATAGTATCAATCCGTTTCTTATCCCCATCAAAAGGCTTTACCTCTTCTGCAAAATCTGAAAATTTTGGATAATTAACCATGAATGATCCCCAGTAGATTATGTAGTTTATTTTTCATGCAAACAGCTTTAACAATATCTTTTATTTTCTTATCAATATATTTACCTTGTAACCTGTGGCAATTAGCATATTTCATCCATCCCCAATAACTCATGACACCACTTAATATATTGATTGGCGTTAGGCTTTTATAATTCTCTTTGATTTGCTTCATTCTTTTTTTGAATCGGATGGCTGTGGTTTTCCTTAGCAGAGTATAATCATGAAAAAATCTGTACCCAAGAAAATCAATTCCTCTTATATCAACAGGAAATACTTGCCAGTTTTCTTTTAAAGTGAGATTCAATTCCAATTTTAAATATTCTGATATTTCTTTCCTTAAATTTGATAAATTATCTTTATTCCCATCTAAAATCACAATATCATCACAGTACCTGAAATAGTATTTACAATGCCTTTGTTCTTTTGCCCAGTGATCTAAGCCAGACAAATAAAGATTCCCAAAATACTGACTTAAATAGTTTCCTATTGGGACACCATCAGCAGAATCAATAATTTCATCAAGAAGCCACAACAATTCTTTGTCTTTTATTTTATTTCTAACGATCTGTTTTAGAATATCATGATCAATGGAAGGATAAAACTTTTTAACATCCATTTTTAAACAGTATTGGGTGTTCTCTTTATCATTTAATGCCTTTTTAATTCTTTTTACTCCTTTATGAATGCCCCTATTTTTGAGTGAAGAATAAGTATCTGCTATTAATGTTTTCATCCAAATAGGCTCTAAAACATTCATTATACAGTGATGGATAATCCTATCCGGAAAATAAGGAAGTTTGAATATTTCTCGTTTCTTGCCCTTATCAATTTTAATAAACATTTTATACTCTGAGTTTTTAAAGGTTTTATTCTTTAACATTAAATGTATCTCTTTAAAATACTTGTCTGGATCAGCACTAACCATTTTTACTTCTGAGTAGTGCGCTTTCCCTTTCTTCGCATTTTTATGTGCTAATTTAATATTTTCCATGTCATATATCTTTGAATATAAAGTATTGTATCTTTTCATAATCTGCTTATTTGCCTCAGAATCTTCGGTTTCCCTACCAATACTTGTGAGGCGGTTTTTATGTTTTGCCAAGAGGCAAGGTTTTCATATTCTTTAAAAATCATATAAGCTGAGCTGACCCCTGATATTAATGTTATCATTCGACGAAGTGTTATTTGCATTCCAATAAGTGACTCCTGCATTCGTGCCATTATTCGCATTCCTGCCGAGTATAACCACCTGCCAACTAAAATATGAAAACCATTTTCGTTTTGCATTTTACGCCTTATTCGTTTTTCGTCCCGTTCGTTTTATCATATTACGCCCCATGCGTCCTACGTTTTAGAAGCAGAGCCGACCCCCGACGATAACAAAGTAATCATTCGACGAAGCGTCACCTGCATTCCAATAAGCGACCCCCGCATGCGCGCCAATAGTCGCATACCCGCCGAGTATAACCACCCGCCAACCAGCGCCTTGCCAATAATAATCTGTTAAATAAGTTGACGAAGATCCCCCCACAGCAGATGGCAAAAATCCCCTTGCTTGCTGTTCTAAACTAACTGGATATCCGTTTGCATTTGCAAGTGTAATTCCCAAAGCTGTGTAATTCGTTGCTGTGTCGTCTGCAAAATTAGTATCCGTATTTGAAACATAAGGCACATTTGCATTTATATTAATACCGTCAACCCATTTCCAAATATTCCCAAAGAAATTTTCAATGCCACGGTACGTCATGTAGGCATTATTAGTATTTCCGCCAACTGAATTTGTACCGTTACCATCACCATTTGATTTACCAGTAACACCAATATAAGAATCTTTTACCCAAGTCCCACCCGATAAAGCTGTTCTGCCTTCACCAATCATTGACTGGCTATCCCAGTCAGCATATTCAACCAAGTATAAAAGTTGAATAGCAGAAACCAAATCAAAGTCCTGCTGTCTCCAGCCAGTTCCACGATTTGCTGCAATCGCTCGAAATTCTGCTCTGGTTTCATCCATCATGGGAGCCTTGCCAGACACAGAACTGAGTTTATCATTCGCTAAATCAATTGCACCACCTGCCCAATTATTAGCCGCCGCTGTACCACAATCAATATATGCAGTTGTACCATTATCCCAGCCAATTCCTTCATAAGCTCCTATGTAACGATAATCAACCGTTTCACCATTTTTAATAAAAGCAGGGTGAACTGAATATCCATCTATTTCAGTAGTTGATACTTCCCAGGTATGGGTAGTGCCTGCATAACCATACTTGTACCAGAATTTAGGTATCTGAACCATAACCTGACCATCAGTACCGTCAAGATTGGATGCCGTTGTCCCATCTTCTTTAAGAGTTGAATCACTTGCATCAAGATAATATTGTACGACTCCTGAATCATTAATAACACATCGTTTCATATTAGCTTGAATAGGTAATAAAGCATCAGACAGTGTTGTACTTACTGCTTCGCCAAGTGTATCTTCTGTTCTTGCATAAGTATCTGCTGACTCGTCCCATGAAACGCCGTAAGTGGAACTGGAACTGGAAGCTCTAAGCCTTGCAAGAACCGCTTTATGCATTAATTGAATACTCATTATGCCTCCGCTGTCCAACCATTAGTAGTGATAAGCCAATCATCGGCTGTGTAGTATTGAAAGACTGCTATATCTCCAGCGGTTGACAAGTTCGTAATGTTCTTGCCTTCAGCGTTTGTTGTTCCATCCATAAGATAACCATCGTTAGCATTTGTATCTACAACTACTTCGATTGCACCAAGTGTTATGATTGTGAAATTCATTCCGGCTACCATTAATGGGAGCTGACAAGTACCAGTTACGTTACATATAAACGTTCCACCGTAAAGATTAGCTCCGGTAAAGTTTGCTGCGAAGTTTGCTGCTGAGTCTGTTACTGGAGTCAGCGATTTTGAACTACCTATGGTGTGTGTATAAAGAACTTTATCTGTTCCGATAGTCAAGGCAGTAGCACCCGTCACATCACCTGTATGAGTATAATTAGATATTTCCACCCACCATGTACCACCATCTCCAACCGGATCATGGCCTGTATTGCTTCCTTGGGCTGCCCTATAAGTTGCAGAATCAGATCCCCAAACTACATCACCGTCATCATATGTAGTTCCGATCAGCCATTCGGTTGCTCCTGATGCTGCAATTGCTGCTGCCTGTGCTGTCTCTGCAGCGGCCGCGTCGGCTTCAACACTAGTTGCAACCGTGTTCATTTCACCGGCAACCGCGTTGATATCGGTTATGGCGCCGGGTAGATCTTCAAAAAAATCGTCACTTTGCGTATTAAAATTATCCGGGTCATCCCGATCCGGGGTCCCTGAAATCGTCCTTACCGTTGTTGTAATTTGATCAGCCATTATGTCAGCCCCTTTATTTCGAGTTTACAAATTGATTTTACCGGCCCCTTTAA